TTAATATTAAAAGGATTGACGACTTACTTGTTTAGATTAACTAATGCAGATACTCAGAACAATGCTCATGCTGCTGAAATTATATTAAGTTGGAATGAATAATGGTTGCTAAAAAATATCAAAACCCTGAAGGTGGATTGAATGAAGCTGGACGTAAATATTTTAAAAGAACTGAGGGATCAAATCTTAAAGCCCCACAAAAGGCTGGGACAGATGGTCGTCGTGTCAGCTTTGCTGCACGCTTTAGTGGGATGGATGGTCCTCTAAAAGATGAGAAGGGTAGACCCACTCGATTAAAAAAAGCATTACAAGCGTGGGGTTTTGGTAGCAAAGAAGCTGCACGTAACTTTGCAAATAAACATAAAAAGGGATAAGTATGGTAGACATGATGAGACTGAGTGCTGAAGATGTTTTAAAGAGACATGATAAGGCACTGATTAAAAAAGAAGACTTTAGAGACTTATATGAAGAAGCGTATGAGTTTGCTCTACCACAACGTAATCTTTATGATGGTCATTATGACGGTAAAGTAGGCGGCACAAAGAAAATGAATCGTGTATTTGATTCTACAGCCATCAACTCTACACAACGATTTGCTAACCGTATGCAATCTGGCATCTTCCCTCCACAACGTAAATGGTGTCGATTAGAACCAGGACCAGATATTCCTGAAGATCGTAAAGCAGAAGCACAAGCTGCATTAGATATTTACAATGAAAGATTATTCTCTACACTCAAGCAATCAAACTTTGATATTGCCATTGGTGAATTCTTACTTGACTTATCTGTAGGTACAGCAGTCATGATGGTGCAACCAGGTGATGAGATTAATCCGATTAACTTTATTCCTGTACCACAATACCTTGTCTCTATTGAAGAAGGTGCGAATGGTCAAGTGGATAATGTGTATCGACGCATCCGTATGAAAGGTGAAGCAATACAACGTCAATGGATTGATGCAGATATTCCAAAAGAATTACAAAAGAAGATTGATGATAAACCAACTGATGATGTAGAACTAATCGAAGCAACTGTGTTTGATCAGAAGCGTGGTGATTATTGTTATCATGTCATTCACAAAGAATCTAAAACAGAGCTAGTGTATCGACGCATGGAGTATAGTCCTTGGATTGTATCACGCTATGCTAAAGTAGCGGGTGAGATTTATGGTCGTGGCCCATTAATCACAGCATTACCTGATGTGAAGACACTGAACAAAACATTAGAGTTAGTGTTAAAGAATGCATCACTCTCAATCTCTGGTGTTTACACAGCAGCTGATGATGGTGTATTAAATCCTAACACAGTGAAGATCATGCCAGGTGCCATTATTCCTGTCGCACGTAACGGTGGTCCACAAGGTGAATCACTCAGACCATTACCACGTGCGGGTGACTTTAACGTATCACAAATTGTGATGAATGATTTACGTCAAAACATCAAACGTATCTTACTCGATGAATCATTACCACCTGATAACATGTCAGCTCGATCAGCAACAGAAGTTGTTGAGCGTATGAAAGAATTATCACAGAACTTAGGTTCTGCATTTGGTCGACTCATTAATGAAACAATGATTCCTTTAGTGTCTAAGATACTGCAAGTGATGGATGAACGTGGTATCATTACATTACCATTAAAAGTAAATGGTTTAGAAGTGAAGATTAGTCCTGTGGCTCCATTAGCAATGGCGCAGAATATGGAAGATGTACAAAACATTTTACAGTATGCACAGATTGCACAACAAGCTGGACCCGCTGGACAAACAACCATTAAAGTAGAAGAAATGATGGACTACATTGCTGAGAAGTTAGGCGTGCCACAATCAATCAGACCTACGCCACAAGAGCGTATGATGATGAAACAACAGATGGCACAAGCTGCACAACAAATGTCAGCTGAACAGCAGATGGCTCCAGAACAACAAGGATAATACATGGCTGGATGGGAAGATTTACAAGAGACGTTGCCTCTTGAACGAGGTGACGTCAGTCAAAAGAAAGATGATTTAGATCGTCTTTGTCTTAGAGTCCTAGGGGGTGAGGACGGCAAGAAGTTAATGAAATGGCTGCGTGATGCAGTTGTTGAGCAACCTGTTGCCTTGCCAGGAAGCGACCCTAGCTACGCATTTTACCGTGAAGGACAAAATTCAATAGTTAAGGATTTAGAAGCAAGGTTAATTAGAGCAAGGAAATTATAATGGAAGAAACACTCGAGCCTAGTGTGGAGCAAGAAAGCACTGGCCTACTCGATGGAGCTAATCCAGAACCAGAGGAAGCTAGCGAAGTAAATCCACAAGAAGTAGAAATAGATCATCGTGATCCAGCAGAGTTAAAAGCTAAAGAAGAGTTTGGTCTTAACGAAGAATCAGATGATGATGAACCCTTAGAAAGACCAGATTGGTGGCCAGAAAACTTTTGGAAAGAAGATGGAGCTGAGCCAGACTTAGAAGGTATTGCTAAATCATGGTCTGATTTACGTAAGAAAATATCACAAGGTAAACACAAAGCACCAGAAGATGGTAAGTATGATACATCTGCTTTTGGTAACATTCCTGAAGATGATCCAATTCGTGGCCATGTCATGAACTGGGCAAAGGAATATGGTGTCAGTCAAGCTGCATTAGATGACTTAGTTGGACAAGTTGTTGAAATGAATATGCAGAGTGCTGAAACTTACCGTGTTAATATTGAACAAGAAAAGAAAGCATTAGGTCCTAACGCAGAAGCACGCATCCAAGGCATTGTAAAATGGGGAGCTAACCTTGTTCAAAAAGGTGTATGGGGTAAAGATGACTTTGAAGAGTTTAAGATTATGGGTGGTACTGCAAAAGGTATTGCTACATTAGAAAAGCTCAGAGCATCTTATGAAGGTCGACTACCGACTGAAACACAACCCGTAGAAGGCGCACCATCTAAAGATGAGTTATATCAAATGGTCGCTGATCCTAAATATAAATCTGATCCAGCATACCGAACTAAAGTCGAGAAATTATTCGCACAAAATTTCGGTTAATCACTTGACAAGAAGCCTTATTCTCGGATACAATCGGGGATAAGGCCCATTGTTTTATCACAAAACAACCCTTAATGCAAGTAACCTTGTCGACTGGCTATCGTAAATAGCAAGCACTGGCCCAGATTTCACTGGCATACCACAGCGATTAATACATATTTTTATTAATTACTAAGGAGTCAATAATGGCTATTGGATTATCTAATGCTTTTGTTACCCTATTTGATGCCGAAGTTAAACAGGCTTACCAAGCGAAAGCACAATTGGTTGGTGCAGTTAGACAAAGACGCGGCGTTGAGGGTTCAACAGCAAAATTCCCTAAAGTGGGTAAAGGCGTTGCTACATTAAGAGTACCACAAACAGACGTAACACCATTGAATGTGGATTTCTCACAAGTAACAGCAACTATGGAAGATTGGAATGCAGCAGAATATTCTGACATCTTCATGCAACAAAAAGTTAACTTTGACGAAAGACAAGAATTAGTACAAGTTGTTGCTAATGCGATCGGTCGTCGTCAAGACCAACTTATTATTGATGCTTTAACAGCATCTTCAACATCTAACACTGTGTCAAACGACATCGGTGGTACAGATACAAACCTTAACCTAGACAAACTTCTTGCAGCTAAGAAATTGTTAGACAAAGGTAACGTACCTCCACAAGATCGTCACATGGTGATTCATGCTAACTCTTTAGCATCAATCTTAGGTGAGCAAAAACTAACATCATCTGACTATGCTTCAGTTAAAGCTTTAGTATCTGGTGAAATCAATACATTCTTAGGTTTCACATTCCACGTATTAGGCGACAGAGCTGAAGGTGGTTTAGCTGTTGACGGTTCTTTAGACAGAACTGTTTGGGCATTCCACAAAGATGCAGTTGGTTATGCTGAAGGCATGGGTCCTAAAACAGAGATCAACTATGTACCAGAGAAAACATCGTTCTTAGTGAACTCAATGTTCTCAGCTGGTGCTACAGCGATCGATGCTGAAGGTATTGTTCAAATCACATGTCGTGAATCAGCTTAAGGAGAATAACTAATGGCTTATACAAAAGACAATTTACAACCTATTGGTGGTCAGTCTAAAGCTGGGAATGCTCCTCAAATGTGGAGCTACACAGCACCTGGTACTGACGCACTTGCTGATATCAATACATCAGGTTACTTCAATGGCGCATCAACAGTATTAAAAGTTGGTGACTTAATCCATGTATGGGATGCTTCTGTTCCTACATCGAGTTTAGTTACTGTACTTTCTAATGCTTCTGGTGTAGTTGATGTATCTGATGGTACAGCACTATCAGTCGCAGACGCTGACTAAGTTGTAATATATTGCAGACAGGTAGGTGCTTCGGTGCCTACCTATTTGCACATTTAAAGGAAAGAAAATGGCTTCTGGAGATTCAGCAATTTCAATATGTTCCGATGCATTGTTGATGCTAGGAGCAAAACCTATCGCTTCGTTTAACGAAGGAACAGACGAGTCCAACATTACTGATCGACTCTACCCAGACATCAAGATTAAAACCATTGCAAGTCACCCATGGTCTTTCTCATTTAAGAAAGTTCAATTAGCAAGATTGGTGACCACACCTGTTACTGAATACAAATACGAATATCAATTACCAAGCGACATGATTGGATTGCCACGCGCTGTGTATGACTCTGATAAAGTTGGCGCACCTGTAAGACGTGAATACAGAATCATGGGCAATAAAATATTAACTGACTATGAAGCAGTCTATGTCGATTATCAATATAATGTTGAAGAATTTGCGTTACCACATTACTTTGTACAGTTATTAAAATATCAAATGGCATGGCACTTGGCTTTACCAATTACAGACCAAGCGGATAAATCAGAATACTGGAAGATTGTTGCAGAAGGAACTCCAGGTGAAAATGGACGTGGTGGTTACATGAGACAAGCAATGAACATTGATGGACAAGGACAACCTACAAACGCAATACAAGATTTCCCACTTATTAATGTGAGGTATTAATGGCACGTTTTGTCAGTGTACAAACTAACTTTACAACGGGAGAACTCGATCCACTCGTTCGCTCACGTATTGATTTAGACGCTTACAATAATGCATTACAAACTGCACGCAACGTTGTCTGTCAACCTCAGGGTGGTGTGAAAAGACGTCCAGGTCTTAAATACATTGCTGAGTTAGGGGGTAGCCCAGAGAACGGTGTTCGTTTAGTCCACTTTGAATTCTCTATCAATGACAGTTACATGCTTGCATTTACAACAAATCGTATGTATGTATTTAAAGACAGTGCATTGATTACCAACATTAATGCTTCAGGTGATGACTATTTAGATACAACAGGTTATGGCTTAACAGGCGATCATTTAAATCACATTGTATGGACACAGTCTGCGGATACTTTGATTATTGCAGATGAAGACACAGCTCCTGTAAAGATTGTTCGTGGAGCATCAGATAGCTCTTGGACAATTAGCACTGTTGCATTTGATTCTATTCCGAAATATGCGTTTACTTTAACAACATCTAATCCAGCAGCTACATTAACACCATCAACTGTATCAGGTAAAGTCACATTAACAGCTAGCACAGGTGTGTTTAATAGTGGACATGTAGGTCAGTACATTAATGCAGATCCACAAGGTCGAGCCAAGATTGTAGAATATGTCAGTAGCACAGTAGTTAATGCTGTGACTGAATTCCCATTCTTTAATACAACTGCTATTGCCTCAGGAAGCTGGGAGCTTGAAACAGGCTATGAAGCAGTATGGTCTGTTACACGAGGATGGCCAAGAACCGTAACATTCCATCAAGGTCGATTATACTTCGGTGGATCTAAATCAAGACCATCTACCATCTGGGGATCACGCGTTGGATTGTTCTTTGACTTTGAGGCGATTGAAGGATTAGACGATGATGCGGTTGAAGCGACACTAGATACGAACACATTTAACGCGATTACAGATATGATCTCTGGTCGTGACTTACAAATCTTTACTTCTGGTGGTGAGTTCGTTGTTCCTCAGCAAGGTCTTACACCGATTACACCTACTGACTTCTTCTTACAGTCTGTATCACGAAATGGTATTCGCGAAGGTGTACGTGTTAAACAACTAGAATCAGGCGTATTGTTTGTGCAAAGACAAGGTAAGCAATTATCTGAGATTGCATATTCTGATACACAGTTAACTTATATTACTTCTAAGATTTCATTACTGTCTGGACACTTATTAAAAGCACCTAAGTCTATGGATATTCGACGTGCAGTGAATACCGATGAAAATGATCTATTGTTAATTGTTAATAGTGATGATGGATCAATTGCAGCATTCTCATTATTGCGTGCGCAGAACGTCATTGCTCCTAGCCAGTTTACAACGACAGGTGAATTTATTGATGTGGGTGTAGATATTACTGACATTTATACAGTCGTAAAAAGAGATGATGATGGTACAGATAAATATTATATGGAAGTGTTTGATGAAAACACATTAACAGACAGTGCTAAGACTGGAGGTGTAGCATCGTCAGTAAGCATGGCTCATGTAGAAGGACAAGAAGTAAATGTCATTATTGATGGCATTGTACAACCCAATCAAACTGTTGCATCTGGAGGGACTGTAACATTTCCTCGTGCTTCTACAGCAAGCTATGAAGTAGGTTTACCTATTTCAGTTGAAGTAAAGACCATGCCTCTTGAGATCCGTATGCAGTCAGGCCCACGTCTTGGATTTAAGAAGCGTATTGTCGAAGTGAATGCTTTGCTCTACAAAACACAGAATATTGCCATTAACGGTAACTTAGTTCCAATTAGAACATTTGACACAGCGGGTACATTAGATTCATCGGTGCCTGAGTTTACAGGAACAAAAGTATTAAATGGTATACTAGGGTATAGTAATGATGCACAAATTACAGTGACGCAAACTGCGCCATTGAAGTTTACATTACTCGGTTTAGAATATAAAGTCGCAACACATCAAGGAACGTAATTATGGGATTTGCAGCCGCAGCACCAGCAGCAACAACAGCATTTGGATCGACAGCATTTTGGGCGGGTACAGCCGCAGCTGCTCCGATCACATCGTCTTTAGTGATGCCATCTATATTTACTACAGCAGCATCATCAGGTGGTGGCTTATTAAGTAGTTTTAGTTTAGCTAAATTATTACCTACTATGCAACAATTATCTCCATTAATGTATTGGGGATCACAAGCTTTTGGAACAGCATCTACGATTCGCAGCGGTAACATTCAATCAAATATGTATGATTTGCAAAACCTACAATTGCAAGCTAATTTAAATATGAAACAACTTAATCATGAACAAACATCTCTTGAGCGATTAAGAAAGCTTAAGCAAATTAATGCAGCTAACTTAGCAAGAGCTTACAGTGGCGGCGTATCTGGCTTAGACGGATCAACTAAATTATTGGAAACAGTCAGTGGTCAAGAGTATTCAAAAGATTATGGTACAGCATTAGCTCAGTTTAGAACAGACATGGTGAATGGTAATATTCAAAGTGATATTTATCAAATGGCTGGACAAGAAGCAGTGAATGGAGCTTATTTGGATGCAGCTGCTAAGCTTGGTAATGCAGCTTATATGTATAGTCGAATTGGTGGGCCACCATCAACTGCACAAGGATAGGATAAGTTATGGTAGATAGAGTATATCAAAGACAAGCACGATTAACGGATGGCATCTCATTAGACATTAGTCCTATGAAAGAGATGATTCGTACTCAAGATCGTGTGACTAATGCCTTAGACAGTATGGCTCAATTTGTTTATAAAGATATGGCGACTCGTGCAGAGATGGCTGGTAAACAATATGGTGTTACAAAGCGTCCTACGGTACAACAAATCTCTGATGCTGTGCGTAAAGGTGAAGATCCATCTACCTACTTCCAAGAAGGTGGAACCGTGTTTGGTGATGCTGCACGTGAAGCTCAAGCAGAAATGTTTAGACAAGACTTAGAGTTTGATGTCACGAATCAGATTAATGCTGTTGCAACTGCAATTGACTCTGGTGTACCTGTTGATGATCCAGAACAGTTTGCACAAGAAATTCAAACAATGATTGATGGATACAGTAATACATTAGCTCAGATTAGTCCTACACAAACATTGAAATTCCAAGCGGGTATGACTGCTGAAGGCAACAAGCTTTACAACAAAGTCTTAAAAGTTTATCAAGGTAAAGTATTAGCTGAACATCAGTTAGAGATTAGTAGACAAATTGATCAATACGGTACTGACTTATATGATTTGCTCATGGAAACAGATGGAGATATTGTAACATCTGAAGCATTCATGACTAAACGTTATCAAATGATTGAAGAATATTTGGATCGTGTGCCTGGTAATAAATTACAAAACTCAGAAGCGTTTCAAGAAATGATTACATTAACTTATAAGAAAGCAATGATTGATTATACCATTAATCGTTCTGCTGAGTTTGTTCCTGAAGATAGTAATTTAATTGCAGAGATTAGACGAGGTAACGTAGGTAAACTGAGTCCTTTATATAATACATTATCACCAAAACAAAAAGATCAGTTTGAAGATGACTTGATTAAATCTATGAATCGTTATCGTGATATTCAGAAAGGTCAACAAGATCAACTTGAAGCTGAACATAAAAAAGCAATACAAGGTATTAATCTTAAAGTGGCTCGTGGCGAAATGACTGGCATGCAAGCTATACAAGAGAGAGCAAAATTAGGGATTGATACATCATCAGCAGAAATGAAATCATATTTATCACCCAATGTCGATACACAAGATAATGTCTATCAAGCATCTAAATTAGATCGTAAGATTAGATTAGGTGAAGCTGGAGTGTCAGACATTGAAGATGCATATCGTCTTGGATTAATTAATACAACTCAATATTCTCAATTGAATGAGAAATATACTAACAACACCATGAACCTTAATTCAGGTATTCGTTTGATTAAGAATGGATTGGGTATTGATGAATATACAGATTACAATTTAATTCCTAAACTTAAACAAGAGCGTATTGATGCACTGAGCAAACAACTTGTTGATGAGTCAAGACAAGCATTTATTGAAGGTAAACCATTCAATCAAGCCGAAGTCGTACAACGTTTATTAAATGAAAACAAAGCATCTGAATCACAAGCCAATGTTGATGAATCATTATCTGTGTTAAAAGGATTGTTACCAGAAGGTACGGTGATTACAGAAGATAATTATGATTTGTTTGATACAGCAGAAGAATTAGATAAATTAGGGTTAAATAAAGATACACGTGATAAAATATTAACAGAAATAAGACTGCTTAAGAATGAACTGGAGACTAGATAATGCCATACGAAATAGACATGGACCAACGCTATAAACAGTTTAAATTAAATAGCGCACTGCCAATGGATGAAGAACCATTGTTTGCTCCTGAGGTTGTAGTAACTCCAGAAAAGCAAGAGTCAATTCCACAAGCTCCGCAAATGGATATTGGTGCGCCAGTCAGTGCAGAAGAGTTTAATGTTAAAGATACAGCACAGGCCGCTGCAAAAGGATTAGTGCAAGGTGCATTAGGTGCGCCTATGGATTTAGTTGGATTAGCTACAGGATTATTGAATATGCTTACTGTAGACCCAGAGCAAAAAGGTAACCTCGAACAGTTCTTAGAAGGTTATGGTGCCGTTCCATTTACATCTGAAAAGATTAAACAAATCCTAGAAGATCTAGGATGGCAAACTCCAGAAGGCCGTGAAGGTACTGAATTAGCATCAGAGATGATTGCTCCAACCAAAGCAGCATCTTCGGTAGCAAAGGGAACAACTAAAGCATTACAAAAATTAAAGAAAACTAAGAAAGATTAATTATGGCAGAAGATAAATCAATCGATCAACGTATTACAAATCTCACACAAGACGAGAGTTTATTAGCTCCTAAGCTCGTTGTTCGTCCTGAAGGTATTGAACCTGAACAACCTAATCAGTTTAATGCAACAGATGGTAATGTATTAGATCCAATGCTCGATACAAAGAATGTTGACTCTGCCGTTGATTTAAGTGTACTTGAATCTGATATTGAGCAACAACAAGATGATGCAAGAATTGACTTACCAGAAGAACCAGTATTCATACCTGAGAAAGAAGATGTTGCTGTCAACTTTAAGAAGTTCAAAATACCATCGCTTAATAAGTTAGAACAAGAAAAGAAAAAGATACAGGCTGAACAAAAGCCACCTGTGTCTGTATTTAATCCATCTACAATTAGTACTGATTCTGAACTTGCTTCACAGATTGAAGCATTAGCAAGAGCTGATAACTTACAAAAGTACAAGAAGATCAGTTATGTTGACTTTGCTAAAGAATTGAATAAATCAGGATACGAATACTCTGAAGACTTTGTACAGAAATATACTGATCCTAAATACTTAATGGATCCAGAAACAAAGACTATTGCTGAGCCTTTTGAAGTCTTTAAACAGTTTCACTTCCTCGGAAGTATTGCTAAGAAGGCACATGAATTAAGTAAAGAGGTTGTGCAGCTTAAAGCATCTGGTCAATTAACACCAGATAAACTTGCAGAATTTCAACACATGGTTACTTTGGAAGGTTTATTGGCCCGTAAGTTGAAGAAACAACAAGTTGATATTGCGCAGTCTTTAGGTATTTTATCTGAAGCACGTAAGCCTGGAGAGTTGAAATCAAAACTATTAGATGAAGCATTCAGACAATACGACTCTACTTTTGGTAAAGGTGAGAATAATATTTATCGTTTAGCTGAAAAGTATGCTGGAACGGCTAGTGCTGATGAAAGAACTGAATTAGCAGAAGTCATTATGAGACCATGGTATAAACGTGTATTAGATATTATACCGACTGTATGGCTCAATGGATTAATCTCTGGTATTCCTACATCTATGAGGAACATTCTAGGTAATGCAACCTTAGGTTTGATGACAAAGATTGAAAACTTTGTGACTGTTGGATGGGGTAAAGTTCTGGGTACTGAAGATCGGATGTATTTAAAAGAAGCTATTGTGGGTATGAAGACTGATTTCTCTTATTGGAAAGAAGCATGGAATGGTTTTTATCTGGCATTAATGAAAAATCAAGTACGTGATCGCATGACGAAGATGGATACCATTAATCCAGTAGGTCGAGGTACATTTGAATATGACATGGGTCCTGGACGTGGACGTTATTTAGCTAAAGGTATTGAGTATTTAGGCGTTGCATCAACTGTTCCTGGAAGACTATTACAAGGTGAAGATGAGTTTATTAAGACATTTATCTATTGGCGATCAATTAGGATGCAAGCTGCTAGACGTCAACAACAAGAACTACAGCGTTTATTAGACGAACGTAAATCTTACGATGAAGCATTAAAGCGTTCTACTAAATTAGAAGAAGATTTATTAGCTAATCCAGATAATACAATGGTCAAAGAAGCTATTGACTTTGCTCGCTACTCAACCAACACACAAGAATTAAGCAACTTTATGTTGCCATTGCGTGATATAGAGCGTGTAACAAACAATCCATTAATGAAACTATGGATGCCATTTATGCGTGTGAGTTCAAACCTCATTGGGGCTGCGTCTGAACGTAGCTTATTTACTGCATGGGCCACACCTAGATTCTGGGACAACATTAGAGCGGGTGGTGCAAGACGTGATACCGCATTAGCTCGCCTTACTGTGGGTACAGGATTTATGGCAACATGGTATCACCAGGCAATGAATGGTCGTATGACAGGTGCAGGTACAATGAAATGGGAAGATCGTGAAGCGTTAAAGAAAACAGGATGGCAACCTTACTCTTTAGTATTTAGAACTGGTGAATTATCTCAAGAGACAATTGACAGATTTAAGAAGATCACCAATGTGTCTAAAGGTACAGGAATTAATAAAGATAAGATTTACATATCTTATCAAGGATTAGAGCCATTTTCAATCTTAGCAGCTCAAGCAGCAACGATTGCTGAGTTTGCGCAAACTAACCCAAGTGCTAATGAAATGGATGAATTAACTATGGCTGCTGCATTATCAACCATTGAATATGTTTCTGAACATCCATTGTTGTCAGGTATGGGTAAAATGGTTCATGCATTTACAGCTCCTATTGGTGATGGAGGTACATACCTTTATAATCTTGTTGAAGAAATGTCAGCAGAATATGCTGGGTATGCAATCAATGGAGTGCCTACAGGACCTATTCCATTTAGCCCATTCTATACAACCATTGATGGTAAGAAACAATATGTCGGTGGCGCATGGAGTGGATTCTATCGTAACTTAGAAAAAGCATTGTATCCAACACGATCAGAAGTGAGACAACCTGTAGAGATGTATGACAAAACCTCTACGAATCCAGCAATGCAAGGTTTTAATACTGCCATTAGAAAGGCTTGTGCTGCTAATCCAATGTGTAGTGAAGAATTACCCTATGCAAAGGATCCAATTACAGGAGCAGATATCAAGAATGGTGCGGGTAATATGTATGATGTATGGTCGCCATTTAAAACAAGTGAAGGTATTACTCCAGGTGCTTATAATGTGATTGTAGAATTTGGTGCAAATGTACCGAATGTATATCGAACTTATGGCACAGTTGATGGTGTTAAATTAAGCGCATCCCAGTTAAATACTTTGATTTATTATGCTACAAAGGGTGGTAAATTAGAAAAGAATATAGTAAAATTGGGTAAGGATTTATCTAAGAATAATAGAATTTCTAAAGATGATAAAGCTGCGCTCGTCAATGGTCTGATTTCAGACTATTACACACAAGCTAGAGATCGTTTAATTGCTGATGATAGAGAGCTTCGTCTCAAAATCAAAGAGGTGCAGCGAGCTAAAGACGATGCAATGAACAATGGGCAATCTTTAAATATTTTATTATCTGATTAGGGTAGGGTGAATTATGGCTGACTATGCAATTAACAATGTAACAAGACGTGTGGTATACACTGGTTCTGCGGGTGTAGGCCCTTATGCGTTTACGTTCAACGTCTTAGATCAAACAGACGTAGCGGTATACTTTAACGACGTCTTACTCACATTAACGACAGATTATACTGTGACTGTAAGTGCCGTAGACGGTACTGGTTCTGTAACGATTGTCGTTGGCACCAATGTTCCTAGTACACCAACCGCATCTGATCGTATTACGATTGTAGGTGCAAGAAGTATCGAGCGTGTTACTGACTTCGTAACAGGTGGTGATCTCTTTGCAAACACACTCAACGAAGAACTCGATAGCCAAACCATCTTTGTACAACAAGTAGCTGAAGATACAGCTCGTGCATTACGTGCGCCTGTAACAGATCCTACAACGATTGATATGACACTACCGATCAATACGGTACGTGCAAACAAAACATTAGCGTTTGATGCAGATGGTAACCCAACCATTGGTGAATTGATTGGTGACTATCGTGGCGACTGGACGACAGCAACAGCTTTCAACAAACGTGACCTCATTAAAGATACCACTAACGAAAACATTTATATCTGTACTGTTGCACATACGTCATCAGGTTCACTCCCTATTTCTACTAACACAGATTCAGCTAAATGGGACTTGATTGTTGATGCATCTACAGCTACAGGTGCGAAAGATGATGCAGAAGCAGCTCAGGCAGCAGCCGAAGCCGCACAAGCAGCAGCTGAGTTAGCAGAGACTGGAGCAGAAACAGCACAAGCTGCCGCAGAGTTAGCACAGACTGGAGCAGAGACTGCTGAAACAAATGCTGAGACAGCAGAGACAAACGCAGAAGCCGCACAAGCAGCTGCAGAAGCTGCACAGGCAGCGGCTGAAGCAATCTTTGATAACTTTGATGATGCTTATCTTGGAGCTAAAGCGAGTGATCCAACATTAGATAATGATGGTAATGCATTAGCAGATGGTGCTTTATACTTTGATACAACAAACAATGTGATGAAAGTATATGACCTTGGTACTACAACCTGGTATCAACTGACACCTACAGTCACAAACCAAAACAATATTAATACTGTTGCTGGTATTGCAAGTGATGTAACGACAGTCGCAACAAACGTGACGGATGTTGTGACATTTGCAACAACATATTTAGGTGCAGCAGCATCAGCACCAACGACATCAGTAACAGGTGCATTGTATTACGATACATCTACAAATCAGTTATATGTATGGGATGGATCTGCATGGGATGAAGCTGCCTTTAATGCAACAGGTGCAGTAACATCATTCAATACAAGAACAGGTGCAATTACATTATCAGCAGCAGATGTCAATACAGCACTAGGCTCTGATGCAGTGTTAGATAGTGATATTGGTGTTACAGTACAAGCATACGATGCAACCATTGTGGTAGACGCAGACATTGGATCAACAGTCCAAGCCTATGATGCGGATACTGCAAAGACAGATACAGCACAAACCTATACTGCACCACAAAGAGGTACAGTCACATCAGACAATGACTTATCATTCGATCAATCTGCTACTAACAACTTCTCATGTACACCGACTGGTGGTGGTACATTGACATTTACTAATCACACAGCTGGACAATCAGGTTACGTCTTACTCGATAACAGTGGTGGTTATGCCATCACAGCCGCAGCAACAACTAAGATCACTGCAACCGATCTAACCACGATTAGTACCGCTGGAGTTTATTTAATCTCTTACTTCGATAATGGTACTAACGCATACTTGACTGTTAGTGCTAGCTACAGTTAAGGACATGCATGAGTCTATTACAAAACAGTAATGCCATATCTACAGGTGGTGCATATAACCTAGAATCTAGTCTACGCTTTCGTTCAAGTGCTAGTGCATATTTGGAAAGAACACCTGACACAGCAGGTAATCGTAAAAAATACACAATCTCAATTTGGGTTAAAAAAGGATTGTTAGGTGCTGGAGGGAAGATTGTTCAACAAAGAGAAGATGCAAATGGTTCACAGCAATTTGCTTTATCCTTTTCAGGAGATGCTTTAAGAGTTTTAGGTCAACCTGGAACAGGTGGAAGTGACATTCTTTTAGATACAACATCAGTTTATAGAGACCCATCTGCTTGGTATCATATTGTTGTTGCTATGGATACAACTCAAGGAACTGCTTCTGATAGAACAAAATTGTATGTTAATGGCGAACAAGTTACATCTTTTTCATCTACAACTTACCCTACATTAAATCTTGATACAGCATATAACAACAATGTAAGAACATTGATAGGGTGTCAAAGACCAAACTCTAGTTCTACTTTAAATGATTTTTTTGATGGATATATGACAGAATTTAATTCTGTAGACGGACAAGCACTTACCCCATCAGACTTTGGTGAATACGATGACACAACTGGTGTATGGAAACCTAAACGATACGCAGGAACATACGGCACTAATGGTTTCTATCTACCTATGAAAGAAACACAACAAGCAACTGGATTTAATACAGTGTTGTATACAGGAACAGGTGCTACACAATCTATATCTCATGTAGGATTCTCACCTGATTTAATTTGGGTAAAAAGAAGAGATACAGCAGCGAGTCATTTGGTGTTGGATAGCGTAAGACCTATTACTAACCTATTAGTTACAGATACAACATCAGCGGAATCAACAACAGCACTAAATTTTTCTTCTATTGATTCTAACGGTTTTACTTTAAGTTCAACAGGTGGTGCAAGTAACGGAGCAGGTGGTTCTTTTGTAGCATGGTGTTGGGATGCAGGTTCATCTACAGTCTCTAATACAGATGGAACTATTACTTCTAGTGTTCGTGCTAATCCTGCTACTGGATTTAGTATTATAACTTATTCAGGAACTGGAACATCTACTGGAACTATTGGTCATGGATTAAATCAAGCACCTGAAATGGTTATATTTAAACCTAGAAATATTGCTGGCACTAATTGGTTAG